CGCCACCATCATTGACTCCAGCAACAACATTGAGATCATTAAAGTAACTGCCAGATCGACAGATTCTTTAACAGTTGTTCGCGCACAAGAGGGTACGACAGGTAGATCTTTTACCGGCGGTGACAATATCTCTTTGCGGGTTACAGCCGCTGGCTTGAATAACTTTGCCGGTCAGGACAAGAACAACACATTCTCCGGAACAAATACATTCTCCGGAACGAACACATTTTCCGCAGGAGTTACATTCAGTTCCACCACCAGCTTCACTGGTGCGGCAACATTCTCAAATCTTCCTACATTCACAGCAGGAATCCTTCCTCAAGCCAATGGAGGTACGGGGTCAGCCACAGTGACTGGAAGCGGCTTGCCTGTGTTTGCAACATCTCCATCGCTTGCTACACCAAGAGTGCTTGGATCAAGCACCGGATACACAACAATAGCAAGCAGTAATGCTGGGGCAACCAACTACACAGCCACATTGCCAGCAGAAAACTTTACGGTTGGCTTTAGGAATATCCCTGCGGTCGGGACAAAAACAAGCGCCTACACATTAACTACTGCTGACGTTGGTAAATATGTCCAAGTCGGAACCAGTGGAAGCATAGTCATTCCAGATGCTGTGTTTGCAGAGGGAGATGTTGTCTCAATATTCAACAACACATCTGGATCTATAACAATCACTTGCTCAATTACCACGGCCTACATCTCTGGACTCGATACTGACAAAGCATCAGTAAGCCTGTTGACTCGCGGAGTAGCCACCATACTGTTTATAAGCGGAACAGTCTGCGTTATGTCTGGAACCGTGTCATGAGTGGAATTATGTTGAGTGTTCTGGGAGGAGCCAAAACTCCTGCTGGATCTGTCACATATACCTCTGGCTCCGGCAACTTCATTGTGCCAATTGGCATATTCTCCATAACGTATAGCATTGTTGGTGGAGGTGGAGGTGGGTCAGGCGGTTATCAGATTGGCGGGATAAATAATAACTACACCTTTGGCGACATAGTGGGCGGCGCTGGTGGTGGTGCGGGACGCATATTAAATGTGGTTCTTGCGGTTACTCCGGGTCAAGTTCTCCCATACGTCGTTGGCGCTGGTGGAGCGAACAGTGGAGGCCCCGGTCTGCTAGGTGGCGTTAATGGTGGAACTACAACATTCTCTTCTTCTACCGCAACTGGCGGCGGTCGCGGAAATTCTTATAACAGTTCATGGCGCAACTGTTAACGGCGTTGTTTATGGAACAGGTGGAATTGGTGGGCCTGCAAATCCGGGTGGAGTTGGCGGGGTCGGTGTAACTGGCGTTGTTTATATTGCATGGTCATAAGACAAGGAACACGTAATGGAAGACTTAGAAAGAAACTTTGCTGTGCATGAGGCAATCTGTGCTCAAAGATATGACGCTATACAAAAATCTTTGGCCGACGGCGATAAGCGCATGACAAAGATTGAGTACCTTTTGTACGCTGTGATTGTTGTAGTTCTGTTCGGGCCGGGTGTTGCCGCCGAGTTTGTAAAAAGCCTTTTAGGGGTCTGAAATTGACCCGATCTCCCTTCTCTTTGCCGCGAATGCTTGCGTCGCCGCAATCAAAGAAGGTTGTGAGTTATACAAGCAAGCTAAGACATCTTTCATGGAGGTCAAGGCAACGGTCGACGAGGCTATTGGAATTGCACAGGAGATATCTGGCTTCTGGGGCAAGCTGGCAAGTATGTTTGGCGGTGCGCCAAAGCCAACCCAAAGCAAGCCTCTGGCGAAAAAGAAGGAAAAGTTTGTAGCCGTCGACGAGACAAAATTAATGAGTGATGTTGTTAAGCAACTCACCGAGTTTTTCAAACTACAAGAGCAACTGGCGGCGCATATAAGAGAGGCCGAACAGAAGTCCAGAACTGTTTACGATCCCACGCAAAACGATATGGAGGCCGCGCTTAACCGAGTGATGGCAATGGATCAGATGGCCGCACTTGAGATAACCATCAGAGAGACAATGGTCTACCAATCTCCTCCAGAGATGGGGGCTTTGTATAGCAAGGTGTTTGAGATGCGTGACATTATTGGGGCGGAGCAGGAGGCCGCAAGGATTGCTCAAGAACAGAAAGAAAAGAGATTGGCATGGCAACGTCACCGAAGGGAGGCAGACCAAAACCTAAAAGCAGGGGCGGTAGTCCTAGCCCTGATCCTTATCGCATACCTGTGGACATGGTTCCTGTGGCTCAACCAGTGGAGAACGACATAATGGGATTACTTGGTTGGGTAACCGCCGTTGTTCTTGTTGCTTTTATGCTTCCAATGCTTGCATTTTTGTACCTAGACATACTAAACGCAAAGCACGAAGTGAAAAGACAGACAGAACAGATTGAGAAACTTAGACGACAGATGGAGAAGAAAGAACGTGACAAAAATCCTGATACCTTTACTGACAATCCTTTGTTTGACCGGGTGCGAAGACCGTTTTCGTTACCCGTGCCAAGATCCAAAGAATTGGGAGGCCCCTGAATGCAAGCCACCGATCTGTACCGCAACCGGAACTTGCCCTGAACAACTCATAACCCCAGAGAAGGAGAAGAAGTAATGCCAACCGTTGTAATGAATAGACCAAGCCGCATGACGGCAGAAGAGATTGAGATCCGTGTGTGGGCTTTTGTAATTGTGATCTTGGTAACCATCCTGCTTGGTGCAATGGCGATGTTCTTGTACTCAGTTACCTATGTCACCCAGCCAATGAACGGTAGCATGGCGGCAATTGACAAGGTCTATACCAGTCAAATCTCCACGATCATGGTGTTTATCACTGGCGTTTTGGGCGGAGTAGCAGGGCGCTCAGGTGTAAAGGCAGTGGCGAACGCTATGGCAAAAGCCGAAGCCAACGACAACGAGCCGCCCGCCCCATGAGTCTGTTTAACCCATACGTCCTGCTTGGCATTGTTCTGTCCATTCTGTCGGCTTTCGGCGGTGGATACTTCAAAGGCAAGCACGATGAGGTAACCAAGCAACAGTTGGAGATCGCCGCCCTCAATGCTCAGGCCAGAGCAAAAGAACAGGCGCTGATCTCTGCTGTATCCACCCAAGCATCCAAACTTCAGAAAGCCAACTACGATGCAAAAATTGCTGCAAAGGAGCGTGACAATGCTATTGCCTCTGGCAATCTCAAGTTGCGCCTTCCTGTCAAAACCCCCGTCTGCCCCGTACAAACCTCCGGAGATCCCCCCGCTCCCGCCGGAGATAGCGTTCAAGCAGGAGCCGAACTTGACCGAGAGGTTGCTCAATCTCTTGTCGCCATTACCGACAAAGGAGACGAAAACACCAGACAACTCAACGCCTGCATCGACGCATACAACACCATCTACCAAACCTTAAGGAGCAAACCATGAATCTCTCAGCCAACTTCAGCCTGCATGAACTGACAAAATCAGAGACAGCCCTACGCATGGGTTTTGACAACACACCAGATGACGAGGCGACAGAGAACCTCCGTCTTTTGTGTGAGAAAGTATTACAACCTGTCCGTGACCACTACGGTAAGGGTGTCAAGGTGAACTCTGCCTATCGCAGTCCTGAATCAAATTCAGCGGTCGGAGGGTCGAAGACCTCAGACCATTGCCGTGGGATGGCCGCCGATATTGAAATTCCGGGCGTAGCAAATGCTGACTTAGCGCAGTGGATCATGGATAATCTGGAATATACACAGTTGATTCTGGAGTTCTACACACCGGGAATTCCAGACAGTGGCTGGGTACATGTCAGTTACGATCCAAACAACTTGAAGAAGCAGGAACTGACTGCGACCAAAGTTGCTGGGAAGACGACCTACTTGAACGGATTGGTTGCTTAAATGGCTGGACTGAAGTTATCTGCTTTTGCTGGTATAGCCCCGAGGGTTGGCGTAGCTCTGTTGAAAGACAATGAAGCTGAGACAGCAATCAACACCAAGCTATATAGCGGAGAGCTTCGGGCATGGAATAAGCAGAACGATGTTACTGGGGCAAACAACATCGTTGCAAACGCTTTATCCATCTACAAGCATACAGATTCGTCAGGAAATGATTTGTGGCTCTCGTGGACAACAGATGTAAATGTTGTCCCGAGTCCAATCTTTGATACTGGCGAAGATCCAATCTACTACACAGGGTCAGGCACACCAAAGAAAACAAACTCAACTCTCTCGGAAACTGGGTCTGCTCCATTCCCCGGCGACTACTACGAGATGGGTGTGCCTGCTCCAGCATCTGCTCCCGCAGTGTCTGCTACTGGCGGCTCCGGTACGGCAGAGAGCCGTGTCTATCTTTACACGCACATCTCTCTCTTTGGAACAATCGAGGAAGAGTCTGCTCCATCTCCTGCATCATCTGTCGTGTCTGTCCTACCGGGTGGAACAGTAACTGTCAGCAGTCTTCCTGCGGCGGCTCCTGCTGGCGACTACAACATCACAAAGGTGCGGGTATACCGTGCGGTGTCTGGTACATCCAGCACAATCTATTTGAAAGTTGCTGATGTAAACATCGGCACAACAAGCTACTCTGACACCAAGACAGCCGCTCAGCTTGGCGGGGCTTTGGAGTCATCCAACTACAACATGCCGCCATCTGACATGCAGGGCATCTCGTCAATGGCAAACGGCATCTTGGTTGGGTTCAGAGAGAACGAAATTTATTTCTCTGAACCATACGTGCCGCATGCTTGGCCTGCTGAATACTCGCTGACTGTTGAGTACCCCATCGTTGGGATTGGTTGCTTTGGTGAATCTGTCGTTGTGGCAACGCGAGGAAACCCGTTTGTAATCAGCGGCTCTACTCCTCAGTCAATGTCTCAGGCAAAGATCCCATTGTTCGAGCCATGCGTATCTAAGAGATCCATCGTCTCTGACGACACCGGAGTTATGTACGCATCTCCAAACGGTATCGTAAAAATTTCTCAGGGCTTTGCTGGTTTAGCTACGAGCGGGTTGTTTACTCGTGACGAATGGCAACGCAAGAAACCAGCGACTATGCTTGGAGCTATCCTCGACGGAGCGTACTATCTGTTTTGGAAGGATGTCACAAATGACATCGAACGCTGTCTGATCTTGGATAGGAACGAGGTAGCCTCTGCGTTGACAGAGACATCTGTTTACACAGAAGCGACGTTCGTCGATCCCACTTCTGCCCAGTTGTATTTCTCTCTGGACGACAAGATACATGAGTGGGAAGGAAACCCAAACAGCTTCTTGTCATACGAGTGGCTGTCAAAGTTATTCATTCTTCCAAGGCCGGTAAACTTTTCTGCGCTTCAGGTCGAAGCGAACTTTGAAGACGTGGAGCTTGCCGCCGCCTTGATCGCAGAGAACGCCGCAATCATTGCCGCAAACCAAGCGCTCTTTGCGTCTGGCAACAACCTGATGGCGGCTCTTAATTCACACGTAGTTAACGCCATGTATGTGAATGGATCTTTGATGTCAGAGATTCCTGATGAAGTGTCGAGTCGGTTTATTCAGATAACTGTTTACTGCAACGGAACATTGGTTGCAACAAAACAGATTACAGACAGATTGACGTATCGCCTGCCTTCAGGATTTAAAGGTGATCGCTGGCAATTCAAAGTCACTGGCAACGTACCGATCAAAGCAATTAAATTTGCAGAGACCGCAAAAGAACTGGCAGAGCTATGAGAAAGCCAGCAATACCCAGCTTGCTTCCTATTCAAGACAGATCTCTTGCGGCGGTGCTAGGCCCAATGAAAGAGAACATTGA